GGGCGGGCCCTCGATCGCGGCGGGCGGCGGGAGCCGCTACGCGTCGGGCGCGTCCGGCCCGGCCTCGGCCTCGGGGACCTCGGGGGCCTTGATGCCGGGGACGACCTCGACGGCCTTGACGTTCGACTCGCCCGCCTTGGCGCCGGGGACCGGCTCCATGCGGACGCTCGGGCCGGTGATGAGCCGGTCCGAGTAGTCGCCGCGGCTGTTCGGGTCGAGCGCGTCCTCGGGGCCGACGCGCTCGGCGCTCGGGTCCTTGGCCGGCTCGGCCACGACGCCGAGGTCGGTGGCGTCCGAGCGGGTCGTGACCCCGCCGTCCGTGTGCGGGATGGTGTCGTTGGCGGAGGCCGGGACGTGCTCGTCCTTGACGGCCTCGTCGGTGCTGGGCGTGTTGCTGCTGCGGCGCGGTGCCATGTAGCGATCCCCTCCTAGAGGGTGGTGTCGGGCGTGTCGGCGGCCTGCGCGGTCTCGTCGAGACCGGCCTCGTACTCCTCGACGGCCTGCTCGAGGGTCGTGTCGAGGACCGTGGCCCCCCCGCACTCGGCGCACCGTGCGACCCCGAGCCACCGCTCGGGCGCGCCGCTCACCGGGTCCGGCGGGCGGCGCGCGTCGTAGCCCTCGATGCGGCCGAGCCGCTCCCCCTCCTGGACCGGGCACCCGCGCGAGTGGTCGCGGGCGTCCATGAGGTCGCGGATGATCCGCTCCCGCGGCGCGAGGGCGTCGTAGCCCTCCACGTCGCGGGGGTTGTGCCGGGCCTCCTCGCGGGCCTCCTCGAGGAGCGCACGGCGCTCGTCGGGGGAGAGGTCCGCGAGGGTGATCCGGCTGGGCTTGGCCTGGGTTCGTGGTGCCATGGTGCGGGGGGTCCTTTCGGTCTAGCGGTCGGTCGTCGGGGTCCTAGGCGTCCCGCGCTCCGCGGAGGCGCGCGGCGGCCTTGCCGCCGAACGTCGCCATGCCGAGGAACCCCTCGATGCGGACCCGCTCGGCCGGCTTGGACTGGAGCTCGCCGAGGTCCCGCACGTCGAACACCTGGTCGGTGCCGCCGTCGTTGGCGAGGCCGGTGACGGCGCGGTCGGTCTCGTCCTGGCCGAACTTGACGAAGTAGATGCTCGACGTGTCGCTGTTCGCGCCGAGGGTCTCCGTCTGCGGGATGATCCGCGTCCCGTCCGCGCGCGCCCCGATGTTGAGGATGGGGAACCCGCGGTAGCGGTCCGTGGTCTTGCCGAAGTCGTCGACCGTGGTGGTGGCGAGCGACTCCCGGCGCGCGCTCGACATGAGCCGGGCGCCGACGAGGTCGTTGGCGTAGAACGCCGCGTTGTCCGGCGTGGCCCCCGGCACGGCCGCGATGAGCCGGTCGAGGTAGTCGAGGAACGCGTGACGGTCGTCCGAGGACGCGCCGACGATGGGGAGGCCGTTGGCGCCGGCGTCGATGACCTGCGCGCCGGTGAGCCGCTTCTTGAGGCCGTCGAACGAGTTGGGGTCGACGGCCACGTCCCCGTTGATGAACGTGTCCTGGAACTTGTACGCGGCCGCCTTGACCTTGAGGGCCGTCTGGACGGCCTTCTGGTCGTTGCGGTTGCTCCGCGTCCGCTGGATGAACGTGTCGACGTCCGCGTCCCCGCCGAGGATGGTGAGGGTCTCGGACTTCTGGACTACGGTCCCGGTCGACTCGCTGTACGCGGAGTTCACCGCGCGGAACTCGACGCCGGGGAGGGTCGCCTCCTCGTTGTACGCGTAGGCGTTCCCCTCGATCCCGAGGAACGGGATGCGGTCGAGGAGCGGCGACTCGAGGATGAAGGTCTCGAGGACGCCGGCCTGAAGGTCGGTGTCTGACAGGGTCGCGGCCTGCGCGAGGGTGACGGCCATGTGATCGGGTCTCCTGGTGTTCGGGTTGGGGCCTACCGGCTCCGCGACTTCTTCCGCTTGTCCTCGCCAAAGTGGCGACGGAGGCGGTCGACCCCACGGGGCTCGTTCTTGCCGGTCCGACGGCGCGGCGAGTCGTCCTCGTCGTCGTCGTCGTCATCGTCGTCGTCCCGCGACCGGGACCGGCTCGACCGGTCCCCCTCGTCCTCGTCCTTGCGGCGGCGCTGACGCGTCCCCTTGGCGACGAGGTCCTTGTTGTCACGGGCGAGGTCCTTGACCACCGCGCGAGCGGAGGCCTCGTCCTCGACGTCCTCCAACAGCCCATCGGCCTTGGCGAGCTTGAACGCGAGGGCCGGGTTGACGAACCCGGCCTTGCGCGCGGCCTCGGAGAGGAGGTCCTTGGCCTTGCCCTCCGCGACTTCGCCGCGGAGTTCCTCCAACTCCCGCTCGAGGCGGTCGGCGCGCTCCTTGTGCTTGCCGGCCGCCTTCTCCTCGTTGTCCTGCCGCTCGCGCGCTTCACGGCGCAAACGGCGGGCCTCGCGGTTCGCCTTGGCGAGCGCGCGCTGGGCGCGCTCGAGTTCCGTCCCGCCCTCGTCGTCGTCGTCGTCGTCGTCGCCGTCGCCGTCCTTGTCGCCGTCGTCGTCGTCGTCGCCGTCGCCGTCGCCATCCCCGTCGCCGTCGCCATCCCCGTCGCCCTCGGGCCGGCGGGCGTTCACCGGCGCGGCATCGGGTCCTAGAGCCACGGCGGCCGTGAGGCCGGGCGCGAGCGCGAGGAGCGCGATGACGAGCATGGCGAGCGCCGCGCGGACGCGGCGGGCGTAGAGGGTGTCGATGCGGTGAGGCATGGCTGGCGGGTCCTCCGATGGGTCCTTGGCCGGCTGTTCGCGGTCGCCGGTGTCACCGAAACGGGCGGTTGAGACCGGGCCCGCCCGAGGCCCGAACGCGCGTCATGCTGCCGGGGGTGCCGGACGGCTAGAGGTCGAGCTCGTCGTCGAGGTCGGCGTGGCCGCACTCGTCGAGCCACGTCGAACAGAGCGCGCAGAGCACTAGGCCATGCCGCCGAGGAGGCCTCCGCCGCCGGCCGACTTGCGGTCGTCCTTGATGCGGTCGACCTCGGCCTTGACGAGCGTGTCGTCCCACGTCGGGTGTTGCCGACGGACCGAGAGTTCGATGGACCGAACCCCGGCGCCGACGAGCGTGGCCTCGACCTGGGAATCCTCGACCGGGTCCTCGGGGAGCGGCTCGGCGCGGACGATCGAGGGCGGGGTCTCGGGGTCCGTCCACGACTGGCCGAACCCGCCGAGGCCCTCCTCGAGCGCGTCGACCTGGGCGAGGAGCGCGACGATATGCGGGAGGCCCGAGGCCGGGGTGTCCCACGGCCGCCCCTTGCCGTGGCCGGCCTTGGTCGTCGGGATGAGGCGGAGGCGGAGCGACGTGCCGGACGCGGCGTAGCCGTCGCCCTCTACGCGGATGCCGACCCACTGGGGCGTCATCCCGATACGGGTGAGCGCGGTCTCGACGAGGTCGCGCTTGTGCGCGATGAGCGGCTCCGCGTCGAACGAATACTCGAGGACCTGGATGGGCGGCTTGGCGTCCTTGCCTAGCTCCTCGTTTACGGGGTCGTCAACGAGTACGTCCTCGGCCGGGTCCCACCACGCGCCGGCGAGCGGCCGGCCGTCCGTGCGGACCATCCCGCCCTCGCCGTCGGGGAGGAGGTCGAGGCCCGCGCCGGGCGACGGGTTGCCCGGCTGAACGGCGCCCGAGGGGACGACGACGCGCTTACGGGCGGTGAGCTTGGCGTTGGCCGCGGCGATGCTCGCGGTCTCGTTGAGGTCGAGGAGTTGGTCCTCGATCGACCGGAACTCGGACACGCCGAGCGACGGGGTCCGGCCGCGCTTGTTGATGATGCGGCCCATGAGCATCGGGAGGCCGTGGTCCCACCGGTACGCGCGGTCGGTCTCGGTGAGGTGCTCGGTGGCCTCCGCGAGTTCCTCGGTCTCGGGGTGGTCCTCGAGCGGGACCGTCTGGCCGATGCGGGCCTTGGTGCCGCGGAACAGGACGTGTTCGACGGCCCCCTCGACGTGAATCTCGAAGTGGCGGAACACCGAGCCGCGCCCGCCGCCCTTGCCGGGCCCCTCGAGGATCGAAACGAGCGCCGCGGCGAGGAGCCGCTTGCCGATGAACAGCGGGACGACGGAGAGGCGGGAGTGCCACTCGACGAGCGGGACCTCCGCGATTTCGGGGTCGACGTAGATGCGCCACCACGCCTCGCCCTCGGGGACACTGAGGTCCGCGACGGCGGCGCGGCATTCGTCGGTGAGGTCGTTCCCCTCGACGACCTCGCGGAGCCGGTTGCCGTCGCCCTCGGCCGCCGCCGTGACGACGAGGTCCTCCCCGAACAGATGGTCGGCCCACCCCTCGCGGATGCGGTCGGGGAGCGGGTCGACGCGGTAGCGGCGGGACTTGGACGTGTCCCACCGGGCCATCCTGGCGAGGGCCTCGCGGTCGGACTCCGCGAACGCGCGGTAGCGCCGGATGGCGTTCCACACGCCGCGCTCGGAGCGCGGGGGCCACTGACCGCCGGCGGTGACGCGGGCGAGGAGGAGGTCGATGG